CTCCGGTAGCGGCGGCCTGTGCGCCAAGCTGTTGTCGTTGCATCAGACTACCACGATCAATGTCGCGCATAGCCTGCTGAACCACTGCGTCTTCGTAGGGGTTCATGTACAGTCCGGTCAGGTACGGATCAAACTGGCGGCCCGTGCCGCCTAGCGCCTGATATCCCGCCTGTGCCGCTTCCCGAGACATTTCTGCCGCACGGCCAATATCGCCTGCGGCGGCCTGTTGATAAGCGTAGGGCTGTGCGCGTTGTTGTGCGGCAAGTTGTGCGGCCTGAGACAAAACAAGCTGTCCTTCGCGAGTCGCGCCTAACGCTTCTCCAAGACCACCAAAACCGTACTGCTCCGCGTATGCCTCGCCACGGCGCATGGCGTCCAAGCCCGCCTGCATGTAGGGCTGATATGAGCCAATACCTTGTCGGGCCATGACCGCCGCTTCCTGCTGAAGGGGCGTTAGACCGGCTACTTGATAAGACGGCGGAGTAACAGCAGGCGGAGGCATCCTGCCAAGGTTTTCATTAATAAACTGAGAAACGCTACTTAGTAGTCCGAGGCGATAATCTTCAATTCGGGGATCTTCCCGAATAATTTGTACTTGAGTATCAGTTGCCACGCGCGGCACCCCCTTCAAACTTACGCATCATGTCGTACATGCGCCGCATTCCGGCCTCTCGGCTACCGTTCCCGGCACCTCGTACAGCCTTTGCCGTCATCACAAACTCTCCGTCCGACAGCATTGCCGGAATATCATCTGAAGTTTCTGTACCGGGGCCGTAAATTGGGCCGTTTTTGCGTGGGAAATATTCAATTTCTCCGCCCTTAGCCGCCGCTAGGGGTTGATAATTTGATCCGGGCTGTACAAAAGGATATGGAACGCTTTCTCTACCAAAAGCATTGTAGTCTGACAAATCTTCCATTTCAGGTTGCTTAAAGCCACCAGTAAGCCCAAGGATGCCTAGCCCTGCCGCCGCTAAGGGGCCGTAGCTACGCATCAGCGTAGGTGCTAACTCTTGCGCCAATTCTTTTGCAACGCTCATGCTTACGTTTTGGCCGGTCTGTTCAAGAACCAATTTCTGCATATCTGGCGCAGACAAACCTCGCGTGAAAAAGATTTCTTTAAGGCTTTCTAATTTATCGGGTTGCGTGAAAAAGTTTTTCAAAGAGTTGAATATAGACGGTTTCGCCGCGCTTTCTATTGCGCTTAATTGAGCAACCTTATCAATATCTGTAATTAATTCGGCACTTGGGGCGGAGGCTGTTTGTGCCGCCGGGGTCACAGCTTGGGCGGTTGAAGCCTTGGCTTGCAGAGCTTTAGTAGCGTCCGCCGCTCCGGGGACAGGGGACATGTCTAGATTCGTCGGAATACCACCGGCGGCCGTCTTTACTTGTTGAGCAAGCTGTGCCTTAGCCGCTCCGGGAACGGGCGTCATGTTTAAATTGGTGGGTCCCGTCATAGCTAAATTACTTGGCCCACCACTTACGGGAGGAGTCATATCTATGTTTGTGGGAATACCGCCTGCGGTAGCTTCAGAAATGGCTTGCTCCGCAATCGTCTTATCTACAACCGGCGTTGCTTCCGTCACTTTAGATGCTAGCTCTTCCACAGAAGGCAACGTGGGGTTAACGCCGCCACCAAACGTCGTAGGCAGGCCGCTTTTTACGCCTGCCATAAACTCGCCGCCTTTCAAGACACTGCCAATACCAGAAGAAAGACCGCCCATTGCGCCGCCAATTAGTGCCGATTTAAACGCGTCTTTAAGACTACCGCCCTGAATCAACGTGCCCAAGCCAGAACCTAACGCCGCGCCAGCAATTGGGCCAAGGGGCGTCATTGCCAAGCCGATAGAAAGAACAATCGGAGCAATCTTCTTGAAGACTTTTACAACGCCCTTGACGGCTTTCTTGATGCCTTTGAAAAGCTTTTTCAGGAAAAACTCAGGCTGGCCCGTGACAGGGTTAATGCTGTTTAGCTCGTTACCAACAACATAACGCTCCGGCTCAATGCCCATGTCTCGCATACGGGCAAAAAGCGCCTCTTTCAAAGCCGGATCTTCTTCAAATACCGCCATCGGTATGACTGTCTCGCCCGTGGCAACGTGGGCTATGCGATCATCTTCTTCACGACCAAAGGCCGCTAATTGATCCGCAGTGGGTTTTACGATGTCATAGTAGTTATCAGAGTTAATGGCTTCGTCAGACCAATCCCCAACCGTTGCGGTCAAAAACGACGCAAGGCCCCCTTCAGGGACCTCATAAGGCTTTGGACTCTGTGATAGTGCGGCGGCAGTCATATAGCTATCCCATAGTAACGCGTTATTGTATCAAACCCCCTTTACGGGGTCGATACAGTCACCGCCCCTACGCCCCCCGTACCGGCTACTCCAGCCGGGTGAGGCTTATAGGCGACAACAATTTTTAAATTCCCATCCTGCTGAAAAACAGCACCCGTTTCTAGGTTGTAATCGTTTTCTTGCAGGTTCGTCAAAGTTAGGGCCGTGTGCCGTGCATCGCCGGGGTTGTTAAACAACTCCAGAAACACGGAAAACGACCGCACCACTTCTGCCATATACCGTGGGTCATATGACAGCGGAGCGGTTGGAAACTGAGGTAAAACAAGGCGGCGGCCACTCATCGACGGCCATCCGGTCGTATGTCAAGCCTTGGTGATCCCAAGCGCCACTGCACTTGCGACTCATCAGAGCTTATCCGCAGGGCAAAGCTTCTACCCCGCAAACGTAAATGAACTTGGTTTGTAAACTGCTCTACCGGCGTCGTCGCAGTTCGCGTAGTATCGGCGGCGTCAGAATTAAGATAGTCGCCACCGGGAAAATTACGCACTTTTGTCGTAAAGGTCACAGTAGGCGAGGTTGCCGTAGAGTTCTCAAACGTCACATCAGGAATAATGCGGCGAATAAACGCAAACTGCTCGCCCTCACCAATGTCGATCTGGCTTGACTCCACATACGCGGAAATAGGCGTAGTAGGCACAGTAGTGCCGTCATCCAAGCCAAGCTCATGAAAATACTGTCGTCCGTCGGTATACGTGGCAATCGGGTAGTCGTTGATGCCCCGATCCACCCAAGCCGTGCGCGTCAGAGTGCCGTAATACCACGCCTGCTCTTGGAAGTTAAACACGACATATCGGTCAACTTCGCTCGACGCAGACGACGGGTAGAACCACCAGACTTCGTTGTATGCCGAGTTGAGCGCCGCAAACACTTTTTCTTTCTGCTCGCGGTTGAAATCATCAAAGATGTACGACCGGACAGAACAGGGTATACGCTGTACCTGACCGCCATAGACGTAAAATTCTTCAAAGCCCATCCAGTACACGGCATCATCGTGAGCAATCGCGGCCAACGGCGACATGATCGAAATGTTTTCCGAAATCATGTTGATGCCAAAAGTAAAAGGCGGCCCCAAGAACTGCATGGTGTGCAATGAAACATCAGTAAAAACAAGCACTTGCTGTCTTGTTTCTACCGCCGCAACAATCTCGGAACCAGAGCCAATACGCAGATCGCCTGCTGTGTTGTTAGGCAAAGACTGCCACGTCGTAGGGCTTTCCTGACTGCTAAATCGTATTAACAGCGGGTCCTGAACCCCAATGTTGTTCTCCGGATCACAGCCAAACGCAATAATGTGCCTGTCGCGGTCTGACACTAACACCTGCTTTGCAATAGTGGGCGTCGTAGCGTCGGCTCCGGACAGATCAGATAGGGCCGTGGCCCGTGAAGACAGGCCCGAGGTCTTGTCCCAGTAGTAAATACCGGAATCGCGAACGTTAATGATCAGGTCTTCACCAAAGTTGTCGTGCGTCCAGATACGCAAGACAGACGTAGTGCCCGCCGCCGCATCTGGGTCGCCCCAGCCCTCACGGCCCCATGTGCCCACGCCCCAACCAGTGCCGCTAACCGACGTATCCAGACCCACGTTAATCTGGTACGCGCCGACAACCGAGCTACCGCCATTACCAGTATCGCTGGCAGTTGCATCGACCGTGGCCCCAGACGTGTCTTTGGCTACGATGGTGTAGCTGTTGTCATCAATCACGCCGTTGATTTGATATTCTTGATTCAACACGTCCGCCGTGATGTCTCCACCAAGCGAAACCGCTCCTGAGAACGTGACAAAATCGTTGGCTACTGCGCCGTGGGCCGTGTCTGAAACAGTGATCGTAGAAGACCCATTGGTCGCGCTAAACGTGACATCTCCCGCCGCCGTGGTGACGCGGATAGGTGTGATGTCGTTATACGCCCCGCCCTCTTCTATGTAGTACTTGAGGTTTGTTCCGAGGCCCATGTACCGTGAGCCGTCGAGCGCGACAAACGGTTTGAGGGCGCGACAAGTGCCCAAAAAAGTGCTTTCGGACATGCGTTCCCAGCCGCCAATCTTTTCTGGTACACCAAACCGAAAGCGTATTTTGTCGCCGTCAAACCAACCGCCCTCGTTAGTGTAGGAGGTCGTTTCGCGATTAACGCCCGGTCTAAATTGGAGCTTTGTCAGCGGCATGGGTTAGCTCCACGTGTCAATCGCTACACGCTTCCATGTGTTAGAAGCCACACATACATAAATGTAATCAGCATCCCACGCAATTTCCCCTGCCGTGCCGGTAGCAGAGGCGCTGGCGGGAGTTTGCGTAGTCTGTATGATTAGGCTATCTCCCGTGGTGGTAAGTGCTGAAAAGACCCCGGTTCCGGGGGTGCTTGCACCTATATTTGTACCATCAATAGCACCACCGTTAATGTCTGCGGTGGTTACGGTGGTGGTGCCCGTAGCGGTTAAATCTGTAAAAGTACCCGCTACCGCCGTGTTTGCTCCTATGACCGCGTTATCTATTGCCCCGCCGTTGATGTCTACGGTAGGGAATGTGGCTGTCCCTGTTGTAGAAAGCGACGAAAAAGCGCCTGTTCCCGGCGTATTTGCGCCTATGTTAGTACCGTCAATCTCACCTGCCGCAATGTCTACTGTCGGCAAAGTGGCCGTGCCTGTGGTGCTTAAAGTAGTAAAAGCACCTGCCGCTGGCGTGGATGTGCCCACCTGAGTGCCGTTTACAGAGCCGCCTGTGATGGTTGCGTTAGTAAAAGAAGATGCCCCAGACGAAGTGACATTCCCGGTTACATTACCGGTCACATTACCCGTCACGTTACCCGTGACATTTCCAGCAACATTACCCGTAAGTGCGCCTGTTACGTTACCGGTCACATTACCCGTTACGTTACCGGTTAAAGGCGCGGTAACGTTAGTGGCCAACAAGTCTGCAAAAACTTGAGTGACCGTTGCACTAGCGCCCCCGCCATCAAATTTTAAGACAACGTCTTTCCCAGCCGGGACTTCAAAATCGTTAGAAGCGTTGTACGTCCCTTGGAACAAGATCAAAGAACGACTTCCGCTCAAAGAGTTGCGAATATGAACGACCTTTTCCGCATTGTTTGGTGTTAACTGAAAGTACGCGTTGGCCCCCAAATCACCACCATCGCTAAACTCAATAAACTTGTTTCGACCATTGGACACTGAGCCGTCGGTAATAGGCAAGTTATTAGGCGATCCTGAACTGCCCGCAGACGAAACATTGATAGAAATGACGCCGTCAATGGCGCTGTCTATCAGATCAAAGTTCGTATTGGTCGTACCGCCCCAAGTACCAGATTGCTCACCCGTTGCAATCTTTTCAATACCAAGGTTTGTTGTGTATGTACTAGGCATGGTTTCCTCGCTATGCCGCTATTTCGACCCAATTTGCATTTTGACTTGGAATTATTGAATTCCAAGAAGATTGTCCGACTTGACCTACTTCACCCGTCGCTTCAACCCCGGTGACCAATACACTAATTTCACCAATTGCTGTGACAAGTCCTACGCTACCGCGCATTCTCGGGCTAGTAACCGCCGCATTAACCCCGGTGCCTTCTATGACTGTTACCGTTCCGGGGCTTCCTGTGGCGGCAAGCCCCGTTGGGCTGACATTGGCGTCTCCGGTAACGTTGACGCTGTCTACTTCGCCTGTGGCAGACACCCCGGTCACGGGAACATTTGCGGCGGCGTCAATCGCAACGCTACCTACCGTGCCAGTTCCTTCTACGCCCGTAACAGAAACGCCTGTGCCGGTCTGGATAATGACCTTGAGGCCAGTGTCCTCTAGCTCGGCAAACGGCTCTTCGCCAAACGAAATTCCACCAAACAGTGATCCGCCGCTGTCAATGGCAATAACCGGCATGGTGGCCTGAAGGCCAGTGACTGCCACGGACGTGGGCAGGCTAACTGAGGCGCTACCTACGGAGGCGGTCGCCTCAAGGCCGGTGAGATTAATCGTTTCGTTAAATACAACGCCGTTGCTCTGGCCGGTAGCCTCAAGGCCGGTAACCGACACATTTGCTACGGTATTGACCGTTATGAAAAACGGCTCGCTTTTCTCCGACGCAAACGGCGCTTCTGCAAAACTGTTTTCAGCGAAAGCCCCGCCATGTTCCTCAATAGCAATCGGCACAGTGCCTTTTGCCGACACACCCGTTACAGCAACCGTCGGCCCTAGAGGACTTTCGCCAAAAGGGGTCGCTGAAAGGCTATATGAACCAAACATGGCGGGTTACCGGTTATCCTTCCCAGCCGTCGTCGTTTTCGTCGTATACACCGTCACTGTTGGTGTCGCACGACCGTTGCCACGTCTGCATACCAAACGTCAAACCTTCGCTCCACGGAACGTATGCGACACACCATTCATGTGAGCCGAGTTGCAATCCGTCTGTAGGCTGTGAAACGTAATCGCGCTTGGCCCAAGGCTTCTGTACGCGAAAAAATGTGTCTTTGTTTCTCATTATTTGACGCTTAAAAAGAGCACTGTTTTCAGTGCTGACGTATATTTCTTCGCCGTCAGAAAGCGTATAAGTAGACCCATCTTCGTAGTTAATGACGGTTTGTGCCGAAACAGAAAAACAAAACAACCCGGCAAGTAAACTAACCATGTATCGCATATCTAAACGCCCCTAAAATTTTGAATGAGAGAAAAAGTGGTCCAAAGTACAAACCCACATACGATTATACCTACAATCAGCGCCGAAATATCTAACATCCGTTGTTGTCTCCGCCGCTGTTTGTAAATCATTTTTTCCCGCTTGGCCCTGATGTCCTTACGCATCTGTAGCATTTCGCGATAGGTTTCTTCGCCATATGCGTACATGATCAGTTCGCGGATCTGCCTGTTCTGCTCTTCTATCTTTTTCTTGGCAATAACGGCATTTAGCGCCTGCTCCTCGACAGAAGAGCCGTCAAACATTTTTTTGAAAAGAGGCGGGTTTTCCGCTTCGCGCTCGGCTTGATTAATATCAGATACCAGCGTGTACCAATGGCCCAGCTTCTGAGCCACATGCTCTATTTCGGCCCCTTTACTGACCAGTACCTGCAACCCCTTGAATGTGGTCGAGGCCATTGCTACCAAGCTCAAGGGGTCCATTCATTGACTACTCTGGCTTCGTGGGCCAAGTAATTGTGCTGGGGAATCCGGCTTGCTGTGGAACATCGCGCAGAGCCTGCCTATAGGTTGTCATCTCTGCCGACATGGTGACATCAGAAAGCCCAAAATGATCCGTTTCTTTCAGAAGGCCATCGCGTTTTGATCTTTCGCTTTCGGCCAGCTTCGCAGATTCGCTTGCGTCATACGCCGTTTGCTGATCCGCGACTGAGTGAGTAACGCCCTCGTCATCCGTATACTCTTGGAACATATCGTTTTCTGTCCAAGCGTGTACCCAGTTGCCGTTGGCGTCTTGCTCTACACCGTTGCGTACAACAACCTTGTAGTCTCCAGACGGTTCAGGCTTAGGTGACGCTAGAACAGGGTCAATCCCAAGTGTCTCGTTGACATTTGTGTTCCACACTTTAGGTAGTGAAACATTCGGGTGCATACTACGGATTTGGCCTTGAGTTTTGACCTCCCCCGTTGATCTGATGCGATATTCGGACATAGTTGATTCTCCTATGCGATTGCTAAAAAGATGTATTCAGACCCAGACAAATTAATCCAGTCGTAGTTTGTGTTCAGCGCGAAACCAGATGGATCAGGATCAATGTCTCTACCAGATACGCTGGCTTGAGCGGCGGTTGTATTTAAATACAAAAACGGATCATTAGTAGCGGCCGTAATTCCCCTTGCACTGTCCCAAAGCATCCAATTACTTGTATCGCTAGTTCTTTTAATAAATACAAACCTTGCTGAAGAACTAAACCCGCAGTCTATGGTTTGGCTTCCGCCGTTTCCTGTGTAGCTACCAACCTTTGATATGCCGGGGACTGAGGCGAACAGATAAAGAATCCCCGTCTGGTTGCTTACGTTGTAATGAGTAAAAGCGCCAAGCGTTACTTGCGTTGCAGTTGGTGAGGTGTCGTTCCAGAAAAAGGAGGATGTAGATGCCGCTCCGTCAGTATTAAGAGGCACAGCTTTAGTGTTGCCAACGTCTTTGTGATAACACCACCAACCAGCGTTAATTGTCCGTCCCTTAACAATCATAAACTCAGGTTCTACGCCTAGATTATGATCTAAGACCAGTGTGCTACCCGTCCCCGTATAAGCCACAACATCAAAGAAGCCGGGTGCGCGTTTAAAAAGGTAACCCAGATAGTTAGTGAGGTTTGCGCCACTGTATCCGTCTTGATAATCAAATTGGTTGTTAGACTCTGCGCTTTCGGCGTTTGTTAGATTCGTAAATAGGCGTCGCCCTTGAATCAAACGAGCGCCGACATTCCAATTAGAGGTTGTTCCAACCGGCTGTCTGTTAATTGCGAAATCAACAGGAAACCCTGACACAAAGTTTGGAGTTGTTGAGACGCTAAGCTCATCAATCGCAAACAAATCAGTAGCCGCAAACTCTGATGCTGGTTTGTGGGGTCTGCGGATGGCTACATAGATGTAAGTAGCGCCGGAACCGTTATAACCACCGCCAATACCCTCAAGTTCAAAACCCGTTGAAGTAACGCTTAAATGGTTACTACTGCCTTCTGCATCACTAGAGTTTGCCTTTAAACCAACAGCATCATCGCCACCAGTAGTAATCCCCCTCATAGTGTCGTACATATACCAATCATTAACGCCAGAAGCTTGTTTTATCATTAACCACTGAGGCTCAAAACCTAGATTTATACTGTTTCCTGCAGACCCTGTACCCGTATAGCTTCCACACTTAATAATTGACTCGTCGGAGTCTGTGCCAAAGTCTTGGGCGTCGTGGGCGAATATGTAGGCGACGTAGCTTCCTCCGCTTGCATTAGTAGAGCCATCATTCGGTAAAGTAAAGGTTGTATCTGAGGTGGCTGTTACAACAGCAAATGAGCCAGCGGCGGCAGTTTGATTTAAAACTAAATATTTAGACAGGTCATACCTGTGGGCTACGTACCAATTCAATGCAGAATCATAACGCTTAAAGATAATCATTCCCGGCGTACTGCCAAGACTGTGGTTTATAGTATGCCCAGCAGTACCGTTACCCGTATACGTTACAACATCAAAAAACCCCGGTTGCTTGCGGAAGCTCCAACTAGCATAAGGATATCCGTTTTGATTAACCCTACTGGCACTGGATAACGTAAATCCATCAGAGTTTGGGGTAACTATACTTCCACCAAAATCAAAGCGAGCATTGGTTGTATTGCTTTCAAGTACATACCTAAATGCGCCTTGCTCGCTATCCATTAGCTGATGATCCAGCTCATTTGGATCGCTAGTTCTTGCTTTCGTCCATATCAAACCGCCTTCACCAGCAAGATCTAAACCGTTGACAACAGCTTGTGTAGCATTAGTCCCCGTGTACAAATACGTTGAAAACACATCGTCAACGTAAACAGGCCCGCCAGCGTTACCAGCGGCGGCTTGTTGTAAAAACCTACCTACACTCATCCTAGTGCTTGCCCCGCTGTAAATCCGTACCAAGTTGTTCCACCGTCGTATGTGTAGAACACGAATTGATCCACAGCAGACGCTGTAGCTGTCAGAGTAGGCGCTGTAGCCGCAGGCCAATCAACAGACGCTGGAGGATTGCTAAAGACTACAGTGGTGTTTGCGTCTAGTTCGGTTTCAAAGACGTTAGCGTTCTCGCAGTCAAAGGTTGTGCTGTAGGTTGTTGTGCCTGTTGTGTATTGGTAAACAGTACCTACGCTTCCCGTATACATCTTAGTTCCGTCAGTGCTAAATGATAGGTCTTTAGGAACGGTTGCTTGACTAGCAACACTAAAACTAATAGAGGCGTAAGATGCTGTCGATAAATCATACGCAGTAGACATATTGTATTGATACACGTTGTCACTACTAAAGCCTACAACAAATAATTTTGTTCCGTCAGTGTTTATTACTACGCCGCTGGGATTAGTATCTTGTGAAGCTACACTTAAACTTTTGCTTGCATAACTTCCAGTGCTTAAATCCCAAGCAGTACTTAAAGTATATTGATACACGGAGTTATTAGTAGCACCAACAATATACAGTTGTGTTCCATCCCCTGAAAAGTATAATCCAGCGGGGGACGTGTCTTCAGAAGCAACACTTAATGAAACTGAATCATATGACGCTGTTGAAACATCCCAAGCCGTGCTTAATGAATACTGAAACACCGTATCGGCAGTGCTTCCAACAATATACATTTTGGTTCCGTCAGATTTAAATCTAATTCCTCTTGGCCCTGTTTCTTGAGTAGCTACACTAAAACTTTTAGAAGCGTAGCTTGCAGTAGACACATCAAAAGCAGTACTTAAATCATATTGATAAACAGTACGGTTAGTAGTACCAACGGCATACATTTTTGTTCCGTCATAACTAAACGTAAAACCTTCAGTAGCCGAAGAGTCTTGGGTAGCTACACTAAAACTTTTGGAGTCGTAAGATGCACTAGACAAAAGATAACCAGTAGTAGCACTAACACTAGAAACCTTCTTAAAAGTCTCGTTGTAACTATCAACCAGCAATTCGCCTGTGATATCTACGTCGCCTGTGTGGCTAGTGCCTACTTTGGAATCTAGTTGTGTCTGGATGTTTGACGTAACGCCGTCTACATAATTAATCTCAGCAGTTGTAGCTGTTACTCCATCCAGCAAGTTTATTTCTGTAGCCGTAGCAGTAACTGCTGTACCACCAAGAGTCAACGTGCCTGATGCTGTTAGATTCGTAAACGTACCCGCCGCCGCCGTTGTACCACCAATAACACTGTTGTCTACAGTGCCACCAGAAATAGTCAGGTTGTCAGCAACGTAAGCATCTGCAATAGCTGTACCTTGCCAAGTACCTGTAGCAATCGTGCCTACTGCTGTTATTTGTGTCTGAGAAGCGTCTACAGACAAAGTATCGCCAGTAAGGGTAAGGCCAGTGCCGTCTACCAAGGCGGTCTTAGAAACGCTTATAGCGGCGCTAGCGTTAATATCATCATTAACAATAACGCCAGAACCAATAGCGGCTACCCCTGTGTCAGCAATCGTTATGTCGCCTGATACTACGTTGTCAATCCAAGTGGACGTACCAGTATCATAGAACAGCAATGCGCCATCAGCGGGTGTTGTAATGTTAGTATCTGTAAGTCCTGAAAGACTAGAAGACAACCCACCAATTTGAGAATCTACATAAGCTTTAACAGACTGTTGAGTAGGAACAAGTGTTGCGCTATCAGAAGCCATATTGTCTTCATCGACAAAGGCCGTAATTGTAATCGCACCGTCTGTAAGATTTCCAAAAGAAACAGTACCTGTAGTTGTAATATTACTTGAGCCATTATCAATAGCCCCAAAACCAGAAGTAATAGATCCAGCGTTTAAAGCCCCAACAGTTGTAACATTAGAAAGAGTATCTAAAGAAGTTTCAAAATATGTTTCAAAGTCTGTAAGTGCTACTTGCTTCATTGTGCCTGCATCATTTACAATAACGCGATCAGCATCAGCAAGCGTTGTAGCTGTAGCGGCTGTGTCACCGTCTATAATATTTATTTCAGCGGCTGTAGATGTAATTGCAACGCTACCAATAGACAACGTAGAAAAATTACCTGTAGAAGCTGTAGTAGCTCCAATAGTTGTATTGTCTATAGAGCCTGCATTTATATCTGCTGTATCTGCAACAAGGCTATCAATGTTTGCAGTGCCGTCTATGTAAAGATCTCGCCATTCTTTTGAAGCACTTCCAAGATCATAAGTGTCATCAGTATCTGGAGTAATATGCGATGCAACATCTGCTGTAAGCGTAATACTATCTGTGTCAGCATCACCAAACGTAAGGTTGCCTGAGATTGTTGCATTACCAGTTACTGTAAGATTGCCGCCGATAGAAACATTACCAGTAGTTGTAACTGAATCAATGTAAGCATCTTTCCAGTACAATGAAGACGTTCCAAGATCTACATCACTGTCTGTAACAGGAATCATAGCTCCATCTTGAATACGAATCTGTTCTACTGCGGCACTAGAGACTTCTACATAAAATCCCCAACGATTGTTTGTACTATCAACTACAATTTTATTATTAAAATCTAAGTCACCAATCGTATGAATATTACCGCCTTCTCCTGCTGTGCCGTCGTGCCTGTGGCCCGTAGAAGCCGCAGAAGTATTTGAATATGCAAAAGCGTTTAGAAGTTGATTATACTCGTCGTTAAATAACGCGGCAGTAATTGTGTCGCCATCTGCAAATGTACTTTGTCGTGTATAACTTTGGGCCATTATTATCTCCTACCTGATGGCATATAATCTATGTAAAAACCATTAATTGCGTATGGGCTTCTTTTATCGTCTGACCTAATTCTAAAGCTTACGGTAGCTCCACTACCCTCTACTGTTTGTCTAAACATAGGATCAGCACTAGCACCAAAAGTTGCTGTGCCAAAAATAGAAGTTCCAAAAATTGCTGGTAGCGGAATATCTGTAAGCGTATAATCTGAAGGCTGTGGTATATCTGAGTCTTGATAGTCATACCGCAACCTTAAAACTGGTTGTAAATCACCTTCGGGCGAAAAAGAAGTACGTACATATTTTAAAGTTTTTCGTGTGCCTATATCACCACAATCAATGTCTGGAGTTTGATAAGTTGCAAAAATATTTGCTTCACTACCGTTATTTAAAAAAGAATCGCCTGTGTCATGGTTATAAACGTAGCCGTCTTTATCACCATGAAAAGAAACTTCTACGCCGTTGCTGTTAAAACCTGAAGCAAAACCTAAAGCCTGAATACCTTTTGTTTCAGACCATTCAAAACCTTGACCTGTAAAGGTTCCAATAATTCCTTTGGCTTCACTGGGGTCTTGAGCAATCGTAGAATAAAAAAGTCTGTATTGTGACTTAGATCGCAGTACATCACTTGTAATAATAAAAGAGCTTGTAGATGTAGTTAAAGCAGTTACGATTTCTTGGATCTGCCTTGAAATAGAGCTTAACTCTACGTCACCAATTCTTGCTGTACCCGCAATAGTGCGGATACCATCAGGGGCTAAAAATACTAGATCACCTCCAAATTCTTGAATACTATATCCGCTTAGACAGCCTACATTTTCTGTGATAGGGTCAACCCTAACATTTGAAGAATCATTTATATTTATAAGTTTGTGAATACTGTTTTGACTAAAAACAATTAAGTTTTCACGAAAGCCTTTTATGCCTTGTACTTGATCTGAAATTGCTACAGCGCCTGCGCCAGCACCTGTAAAGTTTGTAGCATCATTATAAACGCTATAATAAATAGTATTTAAATTATTAGCTACACCGGAAGCTATGAGATGATGATCGTGTACAGTAATATATTTAACTGCATTAGATCCATCTACTGTTATTTCTTCTGCAAAAAATGTACGAGTGTTTAAAAGTCCCGTACCTTCCATCCGAAACTTATATAATTTATTTGCGCCATCTGCAATTACAAGCTGACCATAATTAAAAGATGCACCTTCAAGTAGTGCAAACTGGCATTGGCCTTGGTCGGTGCGCGTTAAAACAGAGCGGCCCGTAAAAGTTGTGTAATTATCGCCTCCTCCAGCTACCCCGCTACGATTTATTTGTAACCACGTAACGCCATCATTGCTGAAAAACATATCTGTGCCAGAACACACAACAACCCCATCAGCATAAGGCTGAATACCCAAAATAGCATTAGAACCATTTGGACGAGTTGCTGAAGCACCACCATAGGCTGTAAATCCATTTATGCGTCTGTAGCCTCCGTCTGGGTCTACCTCAAAGTTTTCAAGAACTTTTGCAAAGCCGGGGTTACCTAAAATTTCAATAGAGTTTAGGTTTGTGTTAAGTCCACCTTTACACGAAAAGCCATAGGCTTGAGACATTAGACAAACCTCACGCGATCATCTTTAATGTAGAAAGGCTCTGGAGTCATTAGATTAGATTTCATAAGCTTTAAGCCGCGTCGATATTCTTCTAGGGCTAGTGCGGCTGGCTGAATATTTTCTTTAAATTGGTGTATAAAATATCTTGCACGAGATAATAGTACTGTTTTGTACATATCTGGAAATACTATTGCATCACTGTACGCTGAAAGCTGTGTAGGCTGTGTATACGCATAAAACCATACACGATATACTTTGTCAGGTATTGGACTTAAACCAAACATACGTCCATCAGGGCTACGAATAACACGCTTAGGTTCACCACCATTAGCGTCTTCTGCATCGTCTGCATTTTCTCTAGCTCTGTAAAAGTCTTTCCATTCGTCTACAGTCGTAAACCTAAGATTTTTAGCGGTGTATGGCGCACTTTCGCCTGTAACACCTACAGTAGTTAAATAAAAATTATCCCAATCTACTGAGCCATAGTCATCTAAAATAGAAGAACTTGCTGGCTTTAGCTCATACCAACGTGTATTTGCTACAGTCTCTACATAAGTATTTCCATACATAGGATCTGTTGTACCACTATCTCCTACAGACAAGAAAGGCCACTGAGGTTCTTCAAGGACAATATCAAGATATGCACGATTTACACAATCTTTTACGTGTGCTTGTATTCCAATAGCAGAAGAAAAATTACTAGAAGTTAGTGCAACCTCATTCATTTCTCTTAACAATTCATTTGTAAGCTGTAGGTATGTAGTCGCCATTATTTTTTATGAACCTTTTGTATTTCAAAGTTGGCTGACTTACTAGCACCTTTGTGGGGCTTGAAGCCATCTTTAGGGTCTTTCATTAGCTTGTAGTTGTTACCGCTTTTCATCCAGTGGTAACCCTTTGGTGCTGGAACTTTCATTTTTCTTTCATTGACTCATTATGATCAGGAGACATACAAGCCTTTTCCATGTCTCTAATGTTTGAGTAGGCTTTACCGCCTTCGGCTTTTTGCATACGGTAAGAACTACCGCCGCCCATATAGCCTCCACGGATTCCGCTACCCATGTTGTAGCCTGAACGCTTTTTATCCTTCATTTTTTTCTCCTTTGTCTTTCTTTCCAAAAATCTTATCATAGTTATCAGCAAACTTTTTTTGATCTACGTGGCGATAACGTCCACGTTTATTCTCAGTTAGCTTCATACCGATAGGTTTGTTGGGAGTTGAAATCAATGGCATATTTTAGTCCTTTAAAAACGGGAGGGGTATTTCACCCTCCCTTACAATCATCTTAGTCGATGACGTAGTAAGCACCGATCAGTGCTTCGTCACGGAGAACCTTAGCTCCCCAAACGTGCAGACCACGTACAATGTCACCAAAGCTAGAAGGATCACGGATGACCTCTGTGCTAGTGATGGATTGTGCGGTTGCAACAGCACTCATATGACCAGCCAGCATAAAGCCGGTAGCGTTAGATGCCGCAGGCATATTGTTTGACTTGTACATGGAGAATCCACGCAACTTGCCAGAACTTACCAGACCGTTACGAATAGAGCCTTGGCCTGCGTTGAAGTCTACTGACAGAAGCTTAGAACCGCTCTGAGAGAGTTGCTCATAGAAGTCAGGAGAAGCTACAACCCAACGACCCTCTTCAGGTACGTTTTGGTCATCTAGCAAACGAGCCATGCGAGCAAGAACGTCCAAAGGATCAGTCTCGCCAGAAATACCTACGTCAATAGCACCAGCGCCGTCATAGGCTCCAGCCGCCAGCGGAGTAGCTGAGTCAGCACCCAGAGTGTGGTCGGGTGCAGATGCAGACAAGCCAGCTTGCATAATTGCAAACACGCCTTCGTCAAACGCATCACGCAACGCATAAGCCGCTGAAGAAGATGCTACTTCCTTGAAGTTTACGTGCGACATCTTGGTTTCAATGTCATCGACAATGAACTTAAATGCGTTTGCACGATCAACAACAAGAGTAAGCTCTTGATCGGTCAGCTTGGTAGACGTTACGTCAGCACCACGCTCATACTGGTAGACGGTGATTACCGGCTCTTTGATGATGTTTACGCTATCACCAAATGCCGCAATCTCGCCAGCATAATCAGTGTTGGTTACGGCTTCACAGACTGATGCCTTACGGAAGAAGTTAAGTACCTTCTTGCTGTAGACAGCAGGCAGGAAGAATGAATTATTTTGACCCGCTACAGAGTTGGCAAAGTTTGCATCTGTATCTGTGGCAGGCTCAAAATATTGGTCACTTACGTTATAAGCCATGATTTGTTACTCCTAAAAAAGACAAATAGTTTATCTTGCTACTCGTCCTTCGCGGATGGCTAGATCAATTTCCTGTTCGTATTTGTCATAGTCATCCAAGGACAGAGCGGCAATTTCCCGTTGTGTCCAGATCTTGGCTTGTTGTGGTTCGACCTTTGTTGTTTTAGTCGAAACCATACTAGCCGCGTCTGGCTTTGAAGGTTTTGACTTACGAGTGGAAGTATTAATAGCAATATTGTTTTCCATCTTATAAAGATCTATGGCACGGCTTGCTAATCCAACATTATCTGGGTTTTTGTAGATCCAACGCTGAATTTCTTCAGGCTGAGTCTTAGCCCAATCATGGAACTTATCGTCACCCCTGATATCTTCAAAGTCAGGGTGTCGCTCTCGTAGTTTAACTTCGGCATCGCGCTTAGACATTTCTAATTCACGTTTTTCTAAAACCGCTAGTTTTTGTTGAAGGGCGGTCATCTGCTCTTCACTACGCATATGAGCAACTGTTTCGACAGTATCATACAGATCAGGATACTCTGATTTAAAGCGTTCAAGTTCTTCAGCACTTTTAGGCGGTTGATACTGCGGTTGAGCAGATCGTGCCATAGCCTCTAGCTCTTGCTCGCGTTGTTTAAATTCAGAGATCTTTTGATCGTAATGTTTTTTTAGATCGTCATACCTCTTTTTATAATTGGTACGAGGAGCCTTTTCTTGTTGAGGGGTTCCGTCATCTTCGTCGGAAGTAGCCTCTTGTGGCTCATCAAAGAACAATGAATCTGCACTTTGCATGGGTGGCCCATCAGGGGTATGCCATGCTTTCTTTTGGTTGTACGGATTCGCTTGCGATTCTTCACTCATAGTCTTCTCCTTTTTGGGGCTTGTTGTCTCTTCAAGGTGGCTGTGTTATTGCGCTTCTAACACAGGGTCTTGATACTACAAGGTGGCCTCAAGGTTATAAAATGATAAGGGGCTAAAGTATTTAGGTAGCCTTATCGGTTCATTAAGCTAGGCATACGGCTTGAGTAAAGCATTTGGCGTTCAATATCCGCTTCTTCATCCTTTGGAAGTTTATACATTTCTTCAGGATTTACGAAAGGGTTTGTGCCAGCTTCACCGCCTTTTGCTTTGCTTTTACGCTGATCAAATTCACGTTCTGCATCGTCCATCATCTTTTGGAGTTTGTCAGCACCAATTTGATCAGTCGCTTTTTTGGTGAATACAAATTCACCGTCCGATAACCTTGCGGGTATCGAATCTGATAGACCAGTTCCGGGGCCTTCAATTTCCCCAGAACCAGTAAATTCTGTTGCGTTCAACATTACTTTATCTAAAATTTCTTCTAATTTGTTATCTTTGTCCAAAGCCTTAAATAAGTAATCTTGTTCTTCTTTTGTTAAAACCTCATCAGCTACGTAATCAATATACTCTTCTTCCATTTCTTCATCAGAGTTCATATTTTTTACTTCTTCTTTTTCTTCTTTACTGCTGATGTTATTATATTTATCTTTAGGTAGCTCTTCATATTCTACAGGCATAAGTATAGCCATAGAACCGCCATCAGCCTTT